AGGGGCAAGCCTGGTTCTGTCGCCGCCTTTGTCGGCCGCTTCGCGTGTAATCCTACACCAATGCTGGTGTTCGGTAAAGAGGATTGAATCCGTGTAATCTGTCCCTTCATGCCCCAATGGTGGCAGAGACGGTACTTCAATATTCGCTGTAAATATAGTCAGCGAGTTGATAAACATCATACGCAATAAAAGCGATCGATGCAATTGGAATTCCATGACCGAGGATACGTCCTGTTAAAGTCAAAGGACGTTTCATGGCATAAGTCTTGAGTCCCCAAACTGCAGTACCTGTCAATATTTCTTTCTGAACATAAGAAATTAAAGGATCTACAATGGGTCTCAAATCAATCTGTGGATTGACTGGTGATTCGACGTATTGTGTCAAAGAAACAAACGGCTCACGGTGTATCGAATGGTAATTCATTCGACCCACTCCTGTCCACATACTCCACATTCATTATGGAGAATTATGTGCCCCTGACTCTCTTCAATTTTAGAAGATGTTACCAGGGTAGATTCACATTTAGGACACATGTAAATCACTTGTAATCCTTAGCAGGAACTACTTTCTTAGTAGCATCCATAACCAAAGTCTTAGTTGATTTTCTTCCATTAGTATACCGATAACATACTAATCCGAAAATCCGTGGATGTTTAAAGCGACGTCCGTAAGTATATTTCTTACGTGCCATCAAAAACACACTCCAGAGAGTTGTGCCAGGATGCGGTCGCTTACTCCAATTAGATGAAGGAGTACCAATCCGAGCAAATATTCTACTTTATTTGCCCGAACATGGTTTAGAACGGAAGCGGTAGAGACCGCATCCTTGACTGTTTCAGCAGTGGTTGCAGGAATAGTCATACTATCACTGCCCCATTGGAATAGCTGCAACACCTTTGTAATTTCCAGCGGCAACGGTCAACAAAAGACCAACAGCCTCTCCTTCAGGGAAAGGAACCTGAACACCGTTTTTAAATGCAAGTGTATCAAACTTAATCAAACCACATTGCGCAATAAAAGGAGTCAAAACTCCCAACGGTGAACCAATTGTAGCTACGCCAATTTCTGCATAACTAATAGGACCAGGAACATTAGTAGCGCCACCAGGATAAGCATCCACATCATAAGGTGGCTCATCGTTAGCATCTTCGATAACATTAGCTAACTCAGGCTCTTGACTTCCTGAATCAGTAAGCAAGTTAAAGAAAGACGTTCCAAATGCCGCAGGTACATTCGGATCAACGTCTTGAACTGTAGCTCGAGATAATCCGTATGCCTTAACAAGACCTACTGAATCATACGCACCAATAACACCAACGTCAGGCCCTACCAAATGAGCAAATGTCTCATCTGCCGGTAGAGGTTCTCCAGGAGCTGGATCAACGTCGTGTTCAGGCATTACAAATGTTGAATAATCCCATTCACCAAGTGCAACTAATCCTGTTGCAGCATATGGAACATTTGTTACTCCAAGAGCCATCTGATCATCAAGATAAACCTTGAAATCATGCCACTTTCCTTTAACAGACGGGTTGTCTGCGAGAACCAATTGGTTCATCTCATCCCACAATGCTTTGGCCTTAACGTGAGCGTTATGAACCGGCCATGTTTCTCCCGCAGTATACGCTCGAACAAATAATGAATCAATTTGATTAACATCTAAATTAAATGCAAACTCTGCTCTTTCAATTACCAGGGAATGTCCCTGTCTGAAGAGCTTACGATTTATAGCAGATAAATCTCTGAAGACATCACAATACGAGCTTCCTTCAGGTAAATAATACAGCAACTTACGTTCTGCAATTTGAGGTCGACGATTATTTCTTGACTTTTTACGTGCCATTGGCACATTGCCATGGCTGGAGGTAGTTATAGTTTCCTCCAAACTCCCCTACCCCCTCCGAGACTGTGAACCACTCCGTATTCCGTGAGCCAGCCCCCGGATTCCCATCTTCTTCGCCTTTCCACCGAAGGTGACAGTCTAAAAATTAGACAGTGCTTCTGTGTAAAGTATACGCTCAACATCGACATCTGACGATGTGCCGCTGAGTCCTTTTCAAAACTATGACAGGACATTCACACTGATGAGTAATCAGTTTTTGTTTTGTTCGAGAAACTTTGTGCTCGAACAATTTACATTTACAATACCAGGGCAAAACATATTCATTGGTTTTGTATTTGTGGATCGCCTGCAAACAAACGTCGCAGGTCATCTCCAACACCCGCAATAAGAATAGCCACAACGATGGCAATTCTGTTCAGACATCACCAGGGGCAAGCCTGGTTCTGTCGCCGCCTTTGTCGGCCGCTTCGCGTGTAATCCTACACCAATGCTGGTGTTCGGTAAAGAGGATTG